AGCTCGGGGGTGAGCATCAAAAAGCTGTTATCCATCGTTTTCCAGTTGATGGGCTTTTTAAAGCCGCCCGTTACGCTTTCCAGTGCCAGCGCCAGATATTGCAGGCGCGTGGCGTCGTCGGTTTGAAACCACTTCCCAACCGATTTGGCGTACACCCCGTGCCTTAAGTTGTCATACCTCTTATCTTTGATTCTCTCCCACATCTCATCTTGTTGTTGCTCTTTGATTTGCGCTGCAACAGCGGGGGGCAACACCCAAGATTTAGCCTTGGCATCCCATGTTTGATGCTCGTTCTCCCTAGGGGCAAAGGTCAGCCCATCGGGTAATTCGCCCACTTGCTCAATCACTACCGCTGCGCCATCGCTGGTCTGATAGGCGGTTTTGCCGCGATGGTCGGGCAGATATTGCCATGCGGCTTTTTCAGGTAGCCATTGGGCAGCGAAACCAGCGCGGGCTTCGGGCGGCTGGGTGTCGATGCAGCCGGCGGGCAGTAGGTAGCTGCCGTCTGCGGCCAGTGGGTCGAGGTCGGCTACGGTTTGGTGCAGGTAGAGGCTGTCGGCATCCAACTGACAAACGGGTTTGGTTGGCGGGTATTGGTTTTCGCTCATGATTTGTCCTTTCAGGTAGCCTTAAATCTTGATACAGGCGAGCAGCGCGATATTGCGCGGGCGGGTTTCGTTGCCGCCGGCGGATTCGGTTTGGCCGATGCCGTCAATTGAAAACCATGACACCGAGCCACCTCGGTCGCTATCGCCGGCACGCTGCGGCACGCCGCCGTGGGTGTGTGCCTTAAACTCGTCTGCCTGCGCCGACCCAAGCGCACGGCCGTTATCCACCCCGCGCCCGTCGTCCCAGCCGCGCACAAATTCGCCGCGCAGGTCGGGCAAATTGAAAGTGCTGCGGCCGTCGCCTGTACCGTAGGTGGTACCAATGGCGGCGAACAGGGCGGCATAGGTGCTGCGGGATACGGCGGCACCATTGGCTTTGAGCCAGCCGGACGGGGCGGTCTGCCCGGCGAAGTACAGCACGGCGCCGCTGGGTATCATGCCGGAGAGGTCGTCCACATTGAGCAGGCGCTTGCCGTCATAGCGCAGTTCGCCGTCGTTGCGCATGGACAGGTATTTGCCGCTCCTTTTGTTGTAAAAATAGGAGTTCACATTATTGGAGCCGATTTGCAGGTATTGGTTGGCGTTAAAGTCGCCTACGCTGTCAGCCACAATCGCGCCTTTTTTCAGAGTGGCAAGGCCGGTAAAGGTTTTGTCGCCGGCGATTTCTTGGTTGGCGGTGGTTTTGACTGCTTCGTCTGCTGCTTCTTTGGCGGCTACAGCTTTGTCGTAGGCAGCCTTAACTGCCTTCGGTGTAGCTGCCTGCTCTTCGCTGTTGCTGTTGGTGGCGGATGAGAGTTGCGTAGAGCCTGCCTGTGTCGTGCTGGCTTTCAGCCCTTTGCCTGCGTGTATTGCCCATTTCCCTGTGCTGTTGCCACTGTTCGGGTTGTGGGTGTTGGCATCTACCAGGCTGATGTATTCGGTATCCAGTGTGTCGTTGATTAGCACTGCGCCTTTGGGGTATCCGCCGATGGTGTCGCAAAAGGCTTGGTCGAAGCGATAGCGCCCGCCTTGGTTTTGCCAAACGGTGTGTGCGCTGATTTCATACAGTACGCCGTTCATGTCTTTGCCGCTGGGCGGTTTGCCGCCGACGGAAATCGGGGTCATGGTGATGTTGGGGAAGCCTTCAGCGTAGGTGGCGGCCTCTTGTGCCAATCCGCCGCTGCGCTCGGCGGGGATATTGTTTTTCAGACCGTCTGAAGCCCAAGGCTTGGGTAGTAGTTTCGGTTGCGGCATGGTTTAAACTCCCATAAAAAAAGCACCCTCGCCGAAGGGTGCCAAATTTGCTTCTATATAGCCGAAGGTTTTATCCGCCTCCGGTTCGTAAAAATCCAGTAATACGCCGCTGGGGCGCGGCAACAAGTCGCTCTGGCGGATGATGGCGCGTTCCACAGGCAGAAGGTAAAACTCAAACACATAACGCGCAGCCATCGTGCCGTTTTTCACAAAATATGCCCGCCCGCGCGAACCGAACATCTCGCGCAGCAGGCGGTTGATGTGCGGCGCGGTGGCGTAGATGATGTTGCTCATCGCTTTCAGCATAATCACGCGGCGGTAGGTATCGTCGTCCAAGCGGTACAACCGCTCCAGACTATCCCCCGTGCTCCATACACCGTTATCAAACGGAGCAAATCCCTGCGTAAATCCGATGTATTCGTCTTGTGCGCTAATCATGACTTCCCGACCAATACCGACGATAGCGCCCCAAGTATCCAGCCCGAAACCCTGCGCGGTAGAAACGTTCCACACGGTATCGTAAAACCGCTGCTTGTCGGTGCGCAGGTCGATGCAGTCGTCAAACCGCCGTATCAGGCGGCAGATGACTGGGCTGTTGGCGTATTGGCTGATAACGGTTTCCTTGACGTCTATCATACGCTCACCACTTCGATATTTTCGGCACGGACAACGGGGGTCTGGTCAATGCCGACGGACACGGAATTGCCCATACTGCCCGCAGATAAACCGATTTCCACGTCCAACACATGCACGTTCGGCACGGCCTGCACCACAGGGGCGACGTAGCCGATGGCATACAGGTTCGCGCCGATGCGCCCTTTGAAGGCATTGATAACGGCCTGCTTAATGGCGGCATCCGCACCGATAAATGCCCCGCGCTCAATTTTGATGCGGAAATACACCGGCAGTTCGGCAGGGCGCATGAAGGCGACCTGATAGGCGGGCTTCGGGTCGTTGTAACTGTGGTCGTACACCGTGATTTCGGTGTTGCCGTTGAAATCGCAGCCGCTGCCTGCGTAGCGCAGCACGGCTTCTGCCACCGCCGTATCATTCCCGCCCACCGCCGCCACATAAATGCTGTGCGGCTTGAGCGTGTAATTGGTTGCACCGGCCTGCACGTTTTGGCCTTTCGGGTTGTCGATGACGTACACATCACGCACCCCGTCCAGCGCAAACACGTTGGCATACACTGCCTGCGGTGTCCCGTGGGCATTGATGGCGACACTGCGCCGCCTGCGTTCGGCAAATTCGGCACGGCTCTCTTCCGCCCGTCCGGGAACGGCAGGGTGCGGGTTGTCCACCCTGTCCAACCCTACCAAGGCTTGATAAACAACATTCACGCTGTGGGCGGGGGCTTCAATCTGCCCTGCGGCAATGAGTGTGCCGCTGATTTTGCCGCCGATGGGGATGCCGATTTCCTGCTGCAAAGCCCATTGGTTGCCTGCCGCATCCTGCACGATGAATCCCTGCGGAATCTGTGTGCCGGGAAGCCCAACAAACTCACACACCACTGCCGAATCGGTGGCAGGTTTGCGCTGCAAAAAGTAGATTTGGGCAATCGCGTCCTGCATCACGCCTTCGGCATATTCCGGGTGAATTTGATTGACCAGTTCGGCAATCACATTGTTTTTGTCGGCAATCACGGCAGCCAGCGAGGAAGCAAGCTGCCCCTGCGGCGTTTCCAAATTCAAGTTCAGACCACCGCCGAAGGCATCGTTGAAATCAGCCAGCACGCCGTTCAGCACTTCGGTTTCGGTCGGAATCTGCAAGCCCTGTGGCGTGAAGCGAACGGGGGGGACATGACTGCTCATAGCGTTACCTCATATTGTTTTTGGGTGTCGTCGGTAAATTTCAGGCTGCCTGAAAGCACGCGCCCGTCGCGCAGTTCGGCGGCCACGTCTGCCGCCACCACGCCGGGGACGGACAAGGCAGCCTGCACCAGCCGATGCCGGTATAACGCGAACGACTGTTTTTTACCCAGCATTTCTTCAAAATAGGGGATGCCTTTTTCGGTGTCGTAATACAGTTCGCCTGCAAACAGGCGGCACGCCGAAGCCACATCCTGCGCCTTGGCGTAGGGGTCTTTGGCCAGCGCGATATTGCCTGCTGTATCCAAGACCAAATCCCAGCTTTGCGGGTCAAGATAGAGGGTGTTCATGTTTTTCCTCTCGGTTTCAAAGATAAAACCTCTTGCATTCGCAGGGGGTTTTGTTTTATATTCCTATCCGTGGCGTAAGAACCACTCCAAAGCGGCAATCACTCCGTCAATGTGATTTTTTTGTGTCTGGAAATTTCTTTCCTTGTTGTTTGTTTCGATAGCAGGAAGTTTCTATGACCGCGTGGGCGACGAATACAATACCCGCAAGGGGAATAAGTCCGCCCATCTTTGGAGGGTTCTTAACCACGCGGTCGCCCATTTCGGGCAATTTAAGAAACTTCCAAAGGACTATCAAAATGAACCAAGTTCAATCTTTCAATTTCGGCAATGTCTCCGTATCTTTCCGCGATGACGGTTATTTGAATGCAACTGCAATCGCTGCACATTTCGGCAAGCGCGTTCCTGATTTTATTAAAACAGAGCAAAATCAAGAGTATATAAATGCACTTGCTGAACATATAAGCAAAACGACAAAAATCGTCTTGGATAGAAATCAATTAGTTATCGTCAAACATGGCGGCAATAATCGCGGCACATGGCTGCACCCGAAACTCGCTATCCATTTTGCCCGCTGGCTCGACCCGAAATTCGCGGTTTGGTGCGACGAGCAGATTGAGCAACTGCTTTCAGGCAGCCTGCACCCCCAAAGCCCGCACAAAGCCCTGCCCAACGGTTTAACCCACGAGCAGCAGGCGGAAGTCAAAGCACTACACAATATTCTGCTCCAGTCCGTACCGTTCGAGAAGCAGAAGGCTTTGGCGATTACCTTGTGGAGTGCGGTCAAGTCCAAATTCAAAGTCGGCTACAAAGATGTGCCACCCGAACAGTTTCCCGAAGTGTTGAGCCTGATGGCGCGGGTGGCGGTGGAAAAAGGGGCGCAATACCGCGAAGCCGACACCGTGAATTTGGAAACCGTGCCGAAGCTGTTCGCCAATCAGGCCAATATCCCATTCAACCTGAACCGCAACGCGCATTACGCCGTAACCGTGAAAAACGGCAGGATTTACCGCCACACTGTCAGTTATGCCACCTTCCCGTATGAGGACAATATGATTCCGTGTTTGGCGCATCAGGGTTGATGCGGGGGGTCTTTTCAGGCAGCCTATGCGGGCTGCCCTGTGTTGCCACCGCCGGGCTGCACGCCGTTGTGGACGTGGTGCAGCAGGCTGACGTCTTTAGCTTTCACGTCGCCGTCGGAAGAAATCCCGCCGCCACCCGTAAATTTCGCTGTGGTTTTGGTGTTGGCCTGAAAGGTTTGAGATGTACTACTTACGCCACCTTTGGCGTTCAGGCGGATATTGCCCGCCTCCATCTCAATATCGCCAGGCGAGAACAGCTTAATGCCGCCGTCCTTAAAATGGATATACTGCTTCGGCGTGCCGTTCAGGAATCCGCCGAAATACAGACCGTCGGAATAATCGAAACGCCGCCTGCTTTGCGGAGCGGACGGCGCTTTGTTTTGCTTGACGCTGGAAATATCGCGGCTGCAAAAGCCGCACATGCCGATGTCGCCCGGTTCGGGGTCGATAATCACGGCGTTGCCGCCGCCTTGCAGCCGGAAATACGGCACGTTGTAGATGATGCCGTGCGGCGTAACCGTGCCGTCGCCGCTGATTTGGGCAACCAATGGCTGCACGTCCACCAGCCCGACAGGGGCAAGTCCGCCCGATTTGGTTTTCACCACGCGCACCAGCGTTACGGTTTGGATGCGAGAGACGATGCCCGACACGATTGCGCTGATTTCGCCTGCGCCGCCTTGTGTCTGTTCGGGGCGGTATTGCGCCCAATTATTTTGTTGCGACTTTGACATTTGTATCCTCCACATTGGCGGCTTTGATGTCGGCCAGCCATTTGCCGCCCGGCGTTTGGCTTTCCAAGTCCAGCGACAGCCCGAATACGCGCCATCTGCCGTTGCATTGCTCAATCAGGCTGCCTGCAACCTCAATCAGTCCGCCGAAGCGCAGGGCTTTGTCGTACAGGCATTGCAGTTTCACGCCCTGCAAATCGGGTATCGGATAGCCGATTAGGCCGGTGGACGGGCTGACGATGGGTACGTCAATCATGCGCGGCTGCCCCTTGGGCGTGATAGCGACGGTTTCGTTGTCGATGTACACGTCTATATTCGCATTGGCGGCAATATGTCGGATTTTGTCCAGTTCGGTGTTCGGCAAGTATTGGTTACTGATTTTGGCTTTTACGCCGTTGTTTTCAAAGCGTCTGCCCATGCGTTTGCAAATGGCTTCGATGGCCTTTGCCACATCGGTTTCGCCTTCGTTGCTGACCGCTTCGGCGGGTTTCAGTTGCCACAAAACAGCGGTGTGGCTCTCGATAACCAGGCAAATATCCGGTGCGCCGCCCATTTCGGGGTAGGCAAACGTGATATTGCCGGTATAGACCACGCTCAAGTCGCCTTGATCGCCTGCCTCCACCTGCACCAAGTTCATCATTGCCTGCTCGGTGTTCCATTTCACGCGGAGCAGCTTCATGATGCTGTCGAGCTTCAAGCCGTACACTTTAATGCGGGCGGACGGCATCACCGCGCCGTTGCCGTAGTTGATTTGGCAGGAGGTACGCAAACCTTCGACCACCAGCGTATCGTTGCCTTTCGCATCCCATACGTCTTTTTCCTGTCCCAGCTTGATGCTGACACGCAGGATTTTTTCTTTAATGCTCATCGCGGTACACCAGAATAAAGCGGCTGCCCAATTCCTGCCATTGCGGGTCTAGGCTGCCTGCGGTATCGACTAAATAAAGCTCGCCGCGAAAGCCGCGATAAGCCTCGCCCACCAGTGGCATGCCGTGCAGGCATACCCGTTCGCGTATCAGCACGCGCCCGTCTGCCGATACGGTGGCATACAGCTTGCCCAATCGCGGCAGCAGCGATACGGTTACGTCCTGACCGTCCAGTGTGGCGCTCACTTTCTGCACCGGGACGGGCTTGAGGGGGATTTGGTAAATCATTTTAAAAGCACCGCTAGAATTTCAGGCAGCCTGAATGCCAAAATCAACAAGGACAAGCCGCCCGTTATATGCCGGATGGTTTTCCTGATTTCTGCAAAATCGGTATTCATCTTTACCACCACTTAATCACACTTAAAAAATAACCCGCCGCCAGTAGGAAGAAAATCAGCCATACAGCGACGAACCGCCACGTTGAAAGTTTGTCCATTCTCTCAAGCACCTTATCAAAAATTGATGTATAATCTTCTACATTCATTAGCTTAGTCTCGTTAAGTTAATGCAAAAACCCCGCAGAGTTGCCGCCCTGCGGGGTTTCGCTTTTTTATTTCAGCCCGAAGCCTTTTTTGAGTTCGCCAGCCACCGTCGATAATATGGATTCGTTGTTTTGTATCGGCTTTGGCTGCACCTTGCCGCCGTCTGCCTGCGCCTGTGCGCCTTCGGATTTGGTTTTGGTGTATTTCACTTCCACCTGCCGTACTTCGGCTAAGTGGATATTGACCTTTAACAGCCGCGCCCCGTCTGATGCTTCGCGGGCATAGTCGTAGCCTGTTATCGCCATATTCGGATATACCGCTTCCGGCGTGATGACCAAGAACAAATCCGTGCTGTTGGCCAGCGTATCCAACAAGCCGAGAAACGCACCCCGTGCGAATACGCCGCCGCTCCCCTTGCTCATCTGCACCGTTACCGTGAACGGGTCGCCCACTTTGTTGTAGCTGGCGAACGAGCCGCGTTCAACAGGTGCATTGGACACTTTGGAGGTGTTTTGGTGTTTGACTGACGTTACATTGTCAGACAACAACAGCGGGATGCCGTTTTGTCCGAAAATGCCCCAATAGTTGCCGAAAATAGCGTTGATTAAGGCAGCACCACCGAACTTAATCAGCGCGCCGCCTGCGTTTCGCGGCAACTTGGGAATATTTGGAATGCCGATTGAGTTCCAAGCCATGAGTTACCACCATTTGACAGCATTGATTAAGGCTGCAAAGCCAAACAAATACACTGCACCCAACGCCAGCCAAATCAGCAGTCGTATGCGAGGAGAGTTTTCATACTTTTCCAGCATGGTGTTTACCTCTGAGATTAAAGAAAAAGCCCCGTGGGATACGGGGCGGGGTTAAGGGCTACCTGAAAATCAGTTCAGCATCAGGGCATCCATACGGCGCAGACTGCCTGCCACATGCTCGCGGAAATACTCGTCGCGCATGTTGGGCTGCACCCGTTGCAAAGAGCGGCGGCAGTGTTTCAACCAACTTTGCGATTCCTTCCACAGCGTGTAGGCCGCCACGCCCTTGTCGCGTGCGCCCAGTTGTTTCAAGGGTTCGCTCAAATCGTACAGTTGGCGGGTCGCCCAGTCGAGAAAATAGGTAACCGTAGCGAAACGACTGATTTCATGGTCGGACAACAGGATACCGCCGCCCTGCATCTGCGGCGGCAGCGCATCCAGCACCTCGCCGTTCAATCCGCTATACAGGGTGAGGGTGTGGACGTATTGCACGGCATCATTCAGCCGCTCGGCGGGGATGTCTTCGATGGCGGCGACCCCGAAGCGCTGATGAACCATGTTGTAGGCGCTGCTGTAATCGATACCGCATTTGCCGACCAGGGCGGATACGGCTTGGCGTAATCCGGTGCGGTCGTCTACGGTGGTTTTGGGTTGCAGGCTGCCTGAAACTTCTTTCTCCAACACGTCCAGCACCCAGCGGCGGAACTCTTTGGCCGTTTTGGTGCGAGCCAACATGCCGAGCAGATGGCAGCCGCGCAGGCTGAACACACGCACCTGCTGTTTGCCGCCTGCGGTAGGCAGTTCGATAACTTGGGTCATGCTGTCGGTAAATTCGTCGGCGTTGCGATTGTAGAGATTGACAATATCAGCCGCTGGATTTTTGTATCCCAAGGCACTTGCAACTTGCAAGCCCCTTAGCCAAGGTTGGCCGTGGATGTCGGTAATATCAAAGTTTACATTGCGGAAAGACAGAGAGATTTGAGCGTTCATGATGAACTCCTGTAAGTTTAAAGGTTCTAGGAATACCCATATTGGGCGGGGGTGTCCTAACGCACTTACAGTAGCGTCCGGGGCATTGCTGCTACCCGCACCCCCATAACTTGAAATCTGTCGCAACCAAGGAAACCGAAATGCGGCAAACATTATGATGGGAGTAGATACGAAAAATCGCGCAACAGGCGCGTTTCTGCTGTAAGTTTGTTAGGAAGCTCCATCATAAACAAACCCCATGCTTTGTGCAAGTCATTTCAAAACCGCCAGTATCTCTGGCAGCCGCCAATACGCCGCCATCAGCAGCAATGCGTAGAACATCCGCCGCAACACCGCATACTTCGCAAATAATTCAAACATTTTCCGCACCTCTTTGTTTATGCTATACTTCATCCAATTTCAATCCTTGTCTGGTAAGGGTTGCAAACAGAAACCCCGTGAAGTTGCCCGCTTCACGGGGTTTCGCTTTTTCAGGTAGCCTCACACCATCGCAGGCATAATTTGCACCAGCCTGTTACGAGCGGCGGCAGAGGCATCCGCCATCGTGCCGTCTATGGTGCTGGCCGAAGACTGCACATGGATGCCGCCATTGATAGCGAACTGCATATTGCTGTTGTTGGTAATCTGCTGCGCCTGCTGGCGGGCAACAGCACCTTGCTGCATGGAATGCAACCCGCGCTGCGCATTGTCGGCAACGGCTTGTCCGCCGACAGGGCGGCTGTTCAGGTCAGATAATACTGCAGCAGCTTCATCCAGTCGTCTTCTTCTATTTACGCCTCGGTTATCGCCTTGGCGGGCAGCAATTGCCTGGGAGATGGCGTTGATGTTGCCACTGCGGGCAGCGGTTACCAAAGACGGCAATTTATCCAAGCTGCCGTAGTTGTAGGCAACCGAAGTAATGGCGGCCTGTGTTTTGGCTGGCAGGCGGTCAAATTCTGCCGCGCCGATTTTCTGACGCGCTGCGTTTCTGAAAATCTGTGCTCTGCGTGCCAAATCACGCTCCGCATCCTCACGGGTAACGGTATCACCCTGTCGCACTCTGCGGACGTTGCCGTTGCGGTCGGTGATGGTGTCCGTTCCGTAGCCTAAGCGGTAAGCATTCACGTCCCAATAGGTACGGCTGGAGAAGCCTTCATGCTTCCTAATCATGGCGAGCGTTTCTGCCATTGCGGAGTTTTGCCGCGAACCGCCGCCCAACCACGGTTGCGAGCTGTAGCTGGCAGGATGAATGTTATCCCTGCCTGCTTGGAAGCCTCCTTGGAAGGTGGCATGTTCCTCGCGGGCGATTTGTCCCAGCAGGGCGTTCATTCTCGCGCCGGTTTGGCCGTTTCGATTGTAGGTATTGGATACCCCAAGCAGCCGCACATTCGCCCCCCTAGCGCGCAATGCACGGATTTGGGCTCGGATACCGTCGGTATCGTTCGGGTTGTTGCTCATGCCGGACGACAGAATCACGGTTTGGCCTTGCAAGTTGCCGGAATAGCCGTTGATGAAGCCCAATACCTGCTGCGGATTAGCACCCACTCTAGTTGAACCTGTGCCGTTTACCGCACTACGGTAGCCGTGAGCAATACTATCGCCGAAGTAAATCGTGCCACCTAAGGAAAACATCTGTTTGGCGACACGTTCTCCAGAGCCTAGGCTTCGTACCGCCGCCTGAGCCGAGCCTGCCGCGCCTGGGGTGTGGCTGGTAGCAACATCAACTGCGCCGGATACCCGTTCGGCGGCGCTCTGTACCTGCTCCGCCACGAAATTCACCGGGCGCATGGCTAGGCGTTTGGCCACTGTCCAGGCGCGGTTGTAATCGCGGCTCATTAAGGCATCGAATATTTCGCCGAGGTCTTCCAAGGCGGGGGCGACAGATTGGTAGATGTCATTGGCGAGGCTTTTGAAGCCGTTAGCCAGTGAGCGTAGGGATACCCCGTTTTCGTCGATGAATCCTTTCAACCGCAACCAATCAAACAAGCCTTTCCCGGCTTCCGCCCATGATGTGTATCCGGTGAGCAGATAGGTAAAGCCTTTGGTAAGGCTGTCTACCGATACTTTCGATGTCTTGATGTAGTTGGTGAACGCACCCCAGTTGAACAGGCTCTTTCCTCCCTCTGCCCAAGTTTTGTAGTCGTCATAGAGCAGCACAAACGCAGCACCCAGAGCAGCCACGGCAGCGGTAGCCAGCGCGAACGGAGCAATAAAGGCATACAGCGCCGTTACTGCCGACCACAGCACCGGAATCAACACCACGCCCAATACAAAAGCCACCCCTTCGAAAACGTGCTTCATGGTGTTTTCGTTGCGCATCAGATAATCGGCAAAGCTGCTGACCAGTTTTACCAGGCGCAGCAGATGCGGGGCGAGCGCATCGGCAAGCATGTTTTTCAGCGCATCCCATTGCTGGTTAAGATAGGCGCGGGAGCGGGTTAGTTCGCGGCTGACGGCAATTTCTTTCTCGCCGGAGCGATAGAGCCGGTCTTGTAAGGCCAGCATCTTTTCCATTTCGGCACGACCGAGCATTAAGGTATTGATGGTGCCGTCGTCCAAACCCATGCTTTTAGCCAGATTGTAAGCCTGCACTCTGTCCATCTTGGAAAAGCGGTCAGCCAGATCCAGCATGATGCTGTCTAGGTTGCGCGCTTTGCCGTCGGCATTGAGCAAGGCAACACCGAAGGCATTGAAGAACGGAACCATGGATGTGTCGCCCATGGTGGTGAGTCGGGTAATGCTCATACTCAGCCCAGCCAAACTACCTCTCATGGCATCGGCCTGACCACCTGCCATTTCAGCCATGCCGCCCCATGCTTGGAGCTGGTTACGGCTCATGCCGATATTGCGCGATAGGTTGTCAAGCTGTACGTTGGCTTCGGCAGCTTCGCGAATCAGCTTATCCAATGCGTTTGAGCCGGTAACGAGGGCGAAGAGGGCGGCAGCGCCTTTTGCCACCTTTCCCATTGCTTCGGTAAGGTTTTTGGCCTGCTTGACGTTCTGTTTAACCTTTTCGGCGTGTTTGTCCAACCCTTTGCCGGATTTGCCCGTTTTTGCCTCTGCCTTCTCGAATGCCTCGGTCATGTCGTCCAATTTGGAGACAGCCTGCTTGGCTTCCCGGCTGAATTTGGACGAATCAATGCCCAATTCCATAAACAGGGTATCAATTACTGTTGCCATAGCGATTCCTAAAAAAGGCTACCTGATTTCAGGTAGCCTGTTGTGCCTTGTTGAAGGCATCGGTATTGACGATTTCGAGCAGGTTAAAGGCATCTTCCAGCCCGTACACGGTTTGCAGTTCGTGCAGGCTGCATATACGGGAGGAAACCAGCGCACCGATGGTTTGGGTCAGATTCAGGTAGCCTTGTTGCCGGCTTCCTCTGCCTCGCCCGATGCCGAGGTCAGGCCAAAGGCGTGTTGCAAAAAATCGGTATGCAATGCAAACACCTCCTTCCGTAACCGCCACAGGGTCGTGAAGTCTTCCACGTCGTTGAAATCAAGATTGAGCGGGCGCGGCTGGCCGCCTTCTGGGATGATTTGCACGCAGTCCAAAAGCTCGTTCAAAAGCGGAATGGCGTCTTCAGGCTTCACTTTGCCCAATGCGCCCAACGTCGCCCCCACCATGCCGATCATCCCTTGCTGCGGGGTGATGCCGCCTAAATCTACGCCGCTGTTGGCCAGTGCCAAAAGGGCGCGCATCGCCCAGTTGTCGGCGTGCGCGGCGCTCATCTCGGTAATCAGGAACACGCGGCCTTTATCACGCCCGTTTTCAATCGTGATTTGCTTGGTTTTCAACGCCATTTCAGATTTCCTCCGGTTTCACCACGATGCGGAACGAGTAGGTTACAGATTCCAGCGTTTTCTTGGCGGTTGTGCCGCCTGGGACTTCTACCAAGAAGCCGGTGGCGGAGTAGCGTTTTTTCACAGCGGGAATTTCCACCGAAAATTCCACCATGCGTGTTTCCTGACGTTGCAGGATGTCGTTAGTGAATTGGTCGAAGTAGTCGCGCGATTTGCTGGTGGGCGCAAGCTGGATGTTGAAGTCCACTTCGAAGGGTGTGAAGCCGCCGGACTGTTGGCCGTCCACGCCCATCATGGTTTCGCCGATTTTGCCTTGCCCGAAGTCGAAGGCATTGTCGGCAGCGTAGCCTTCAATCTGTACGAAGTTGTCGTTAAAGCCTTTCACGCGCATCAGCAGGATGCTGTTGGCGGCGGTCAGGGTGCGGTCTGATACGGTTTGCATCTTTGGGTTCTCCAATAAAAAAGCCCGCAGATGCGGGCAGGACGAAGGCCGCCGAACCTTGCGGCGCGGCGGTCTGGCTGCGGTCAGGCAGCATTAGGGGTTAAAAATCATTCTGATGCGCCAAGCACGGAATCATGCCGTCTTCATACGGAGACGTGATGTAGCTGACGAGATGGCGGTAGATTTTCCCGCCCTTCACCGTAACGGCGTAATGCGCGTTGCGGTTCAGGTTGAAGGGGATATTAGCCTGATTGGCAAACAGCTTCGGCACGGTTTCCAAGTTCACGGTTTCGGCTTCGCGGTATTGCGCCCCTTTTTCCACCGCCACCCGCGCCATCAGGCTCAACACTTCGGGAAACTGTTCGGGTGGCACGTCTTTGTATCCGACTTTGAATTTGGACTTGACCGCGCTCCACAAGGTAATCGCCAAAGCCTTCTGCTTCTCGAACGGCACGGATTGGAGCAGGATGTTGTGCAGGGCTTTGACTTCCGCCTGTTGCTCGTGGGTTAAACCGTTGGGAAGGGCTTTGCGGGGTTTCAGGCTACCTGAAATTACGGCATCGAAGGTTCGGATAACCTGTAAAAAGAATTTGGCACTAATCCAAGTGGCGTAGGCATACACCAATTCTTTGCAGGCGTAAGTGCCGCGTTTGTTGCCGCCTTTAACAACTTGGATAACTTGTTGATTTTCTTCCAAACCTGGAATTCCAGGTTTGGACAATTCATCAATTAATTCAGTAGTTTGTTGCAATTTCAGCCAATTTGTCAGTTCATGGCGTTTTTCGCCGCCGCTGGCTTTGTGCAAATCATTCAAATTGTAAAGGTTGTTTTCGGTTTGGCGGATAGCCACATTAGAGATTGCGATTGCGTTCATGACGAACTCCTTAGTAAATTGATTGGATGGCCGCATAAGGGCGGCGGGCTTCAATCACCGTACTAAGTCGGCGGAACTTATTCCCCTTCCGGGTATTGTATTCGTTCTCTCGACCCGCCTTTGACTGGCATTCCCAAGTCTGGAAATCCAGCCTTGGAAGAAAATCAAAGACTTATATTTTGCAACAGATGCAAAAAATCCGCTCTGTCGGGGCGTTGCGTTTCCGCTTAGTAAAGTGATGGCGCAATCATATCCAATCTTTTTATTTCATGCAAGACAAACAATATTCCTTTTTTTAAAGGCTACCTGAAAATCAAGCAGTTTCAGGCAGCCTGCACGGGTTTTTACTGAACGTTGATTGAACCAAGATTGATGTTGTGCACGCTGCCGCCGTCGGTATACCACAGCTTCATCGGCATAGATTGGCGGTTGCCGCGTGTCTGCGCCGAAGCGTTTTGAATCAGCAGGAAATAACCGGTGCTTTCAATCTTCGCGGCGGCATCCACGCGCGCCTCGTTGTTAATCAGGGCGCGTTGCTGTTCGCTCAACGGTACGCCCGGCTGGATGCTGCCGAAGTTCAAGGCCTCGTTAATCGGGTCTTGGCAGGCGGCGCGTTGCAGGGCGATACCGACGGCGTTGTGCGGCACGGCCTTGGCCGAGGTGAGCAGAGTCATCAGGGCAAGCTGCAACTGACTGTTGAGGCGGATTTGGTTCACATAGGCATCAATCCATTTCCATTTGCCGGGCATTTGGCCGGGATAAAGGAAGGTAAAGCGGTCGTTGGCGGTTGCCCACGCGCCGTAGTAGTTGTAGCCGTTCTCTTTCAGGTTGTCGGCATCGGCGGCGTTGTCCACGTCCACGCTCAAGCCGGATTGGTTTTTAAACGCCAGCGTGATGCGGCCCTGCGTTTCGGTAAAGTCGATGGATGCAATCGCGCCACACAGGAAAGCGGCTTTATCCAGCCCGCCGTAAATCGGGGCGGTGCCGTCGTAGGCGGCGGCTTTCAGTTGCGCCCCCAAACAAGTAGTGTTGCCGGTTTGCAGCGCGGCGGCTTCTTTACCCCATGCGGCATAAAGGAAGCGGTTGTTTTGCGCGTTGCTCCATTTAGCCAAGGCCAGCTTGTCGGCCAGTTCCGGCTCAAACACGGTGGTGAAGGTGGCAAAATTCAAAGTGGACTGAATCACACCTTCCATCACGGTTTCCGCGCTGTCGCCGTCGTTGCCTTTGGAAATTACTGCGCCTTTGGCTTCGGTCAGGTTCAGGGCTTCGGCCAGCGTGCCGGTGGCAAAGCCGATTTCGGAAGCTCGGCCTTGGGCGGCGGAGACGATTTCAAACGCCTGCAACTGCTCGTCAAACTGCACGGTGGCACTGATGGCTGTGCCGATTTTGTCGGCGGCATCGGAAAAGCTGGTGGCGGCCGCCAAGCTGATGTTATCGCCGCTCTTGTCGTTGCCGTCGATATTCACTTTCAGATTGCCCGAAAGTTTTTTCAGGGCGGCAAGGCTCATGCTTTTCACACTTGCGCCGCGCAAATAGGCGGCTTCTTTGCCGACGTTGTAGGGGTAGAAATACAGCGTGCCGGGTTTGATGTGCGAGTTGTCGAAGCCTTTAAAGTACACTTGCGCGGCTTTAAACTCTTCGCTGGCCAAGCCGAAAAACTCGCCGACTGCCGAAGCATCGGGGAACGCGGTATGCCTGCCGGTTGGTAGGTTGTCATTTTTGCTCAAAAAGACGGCGTTCATCGACAGAGGAGAGCCGCCGGAACTGAGTACGGCGGGATTCACGCTGACAATTTTATTTGCCGGAATAGATTGGAACATGGATATATCCTTTACGGTTGGATTAGGGTTAAATCAAAAGCGTTTACAAACTGCTGCGGGTGTTCTGCCTGCGGCGCGTAGGCCAGATGGACGGTGGTCATCCAGCGTTCCTCATATTCGCTCTCTTCATTAGTGAGCGGCATGAAGCGTGCGGGGTCGGCATATAGCGGCTGGCAGGATTTCAGCCGTTCGCAGGCGTAGAAATCGCGCCACAGCAAAACGGTTTTTTGTGCCATCTGCCCCGCTTCTGCGCCGTAAAAATCAAGCTGCATCTGTATTTCAGACTGGCGGGATACGGCGGCGGTTTCATCTGCCACGGCGTAAGCGTGTTCGTTCGTGGCGGCAGCGGTTTCGTTCAAGATGTTCATCACCACGAACGGCGGTTTGGGCAACGGTACGTTGTTGCTGTATCCGCGCACCACTTCGCACGAAAAAAGCCCGAGCAGCATTGCCCGGACTTCGGTATAAATATCGTCTAATGTTGCCGCCATAACAGCACCTTGCACCAATCCGGCCAGCTTTCCACCACCTGCTTCACCAGCCATTCTGTTGTTTCGGTTTCGCCGTAGGCCGCGAATACCAGCTTGTCCGCACCTTTGCCGCTCTGCCGCCGCAAGCCGTGGAATTGACCGGTGACATAGGCATAAAGCAACGTTCCTTGCTGCGCCAGCCCTTCAAACAAGGATAAATCCTGCGTGCTGAGGGTTTGGGTCTGTATGGTTACAGAATGCTCGCTGTAACCTGATTTCCGTTTCCCCGTGGCATCGGTGGTATAGCCGTCATTGAGTTTCAACACGGCGGGCAGGTTCGGATTGACGGATGTAATCGCGCCGTTGGCGATGGCTCTCAGGTTCATTCGTCCGTTACCTCGTATTTGATTGAATCGCGCATGGTTGTCGACCATTGCAGCGGCTTATCGTGGTTACTGACAACGGTCTTGCCTTGTTGCACATCCCGAACGGCTTTGTAATACGCTCCGGCGGTTACGCGCGCAGGGCTGGTGGGAAAGCGATATTTTAGCAGTTTGGTTACTTCGGAATTGGGGGCAAAATTGCCGTTAGTAATGGTTTCTTTTATATCCCCAACCGCAATTTCACCCAACTCCGAAAGAGACTGCCGCACATCGCCGCCGTTGGCCTGCATGAACTTTCCAGCCAGTCTTGCCCACTCTGTTTTTCTTGCTGCAATGGTATTGCGGAAGAAAGGCCGCGCAGGGGTTCTTGCCGTGCCGTATTCGTTCCAAAAAGCCACTTGCGCCACGCTTTCGCCGTCCGAGCCGTCGTAGTTCGCCTGCTCGATGATGCCGACGCGCACCTTAGCCGTTGTCGCCTGCGCGGCCAGTTCGGCCAGCCGCTGCCGGAATTTATCACCGCCGCGCATAACAGCCTCCCAATACATAGCGGAAACGGCGGTATTTGGCGGTGAGCTGCCAAAAGGTCGCGCCGTAGGGGGTTTGCAGATACCAGGCGGCGTTGCTGCCGACTGCGCCCATATCTGCACTCACGGACACGCTGCCTTCGGTGGCCGAAGCAATGCGCCCCACCAATCCGCCCTGTGCGGCACGTTCGTTCAGCGCGGCGAAGTGGCGTACCAGCAGGAACAGCAGCATTTCGCGCTCTTCCAGCTTTTTCACAATGCTGTGGTCGGTGTTGTCCAGCAGGCTTTCGGCCTGCGTGAACCACATTTCAAGCTGTGCATCCGTGGCCTGTACTTCGGGATAGGCCGCCTGAAACCGCGCTTTATCGAAGACGACGGCGGGCATGGTTACTCTTCCTTGGCAGTGCTTACACCATTGGCCTTGTCATCGGGGTTAATGGCTTCCAAATTGGTTTCGTTGTCGGTCTTTTCCCGCGCTTCGGCTTTGGTATTCTTGGCATCTTCATGGGCGAAAACGAAGCCGTTTTTCACCATATCGCGGTCTTGGTGCGCTTGAAGCCAAGCATTGAACAGGTCGGCATCCACATCGTAGGTAATGCCGTGGCCGCCGATGATGTTTGAAGCGTTCGCGCCGTTCAACTCTACCGATTGGCCGCCAACTTCAATAATCAGTCCGTTGGGCAGTTTGCAGCCAACGGTTACAGTTTTTTGTTTTGCCATTTGATTTTCCTTTGAAATTGAGAAAAGGCTACCTGAAAACAGGCAGCCTTGTTTTTCAAGCAGCCTGCACTTAGCTCACCGTCATGGAAGCAATGCAGAACGGACGGTAGATAATCGCGCCCCATGTGCCCTGCGATTTCTTCTGCTTGATGCTGGAGGCTTCCAAAACCATGTTGTGCGCGCGCAGTTTTTCGGTGAAACCGCATTCCAGCGTGCGCTGGCCGTCCAACTCTTCCACAATCAGCTGCATCATCTCGCCCGATGCGGCGGAGTATTCCGGCACGGTTTCGATGCGCAGGTTCGGGAAGTTCTTTTTCAGCTGGTCGGTAACGTTGACGTTGTACTGGTTGGTTTTGGTCAGTTCCACGCTGGCAGTCGGACTGCACACCAGCAGCAGCGGGGTGTTCATATCAATCAGGCCGCCGGTCTGCTGCAACAGTTTTTGGAACAGCTTACGGATGGATTCGTACACCTGTTCGCCGGTGGCGGTTGCCCATGTTTGGGCGGCAGCGGTGGCGGCAGGCAGGCTAGGGTCGTTGAGGATGCCGTAGTTCTGTAAGCCGCGGATACCGAACAAATAGGATTTGTTCTGGAAGCGGTTCAAGGCGTTCACGCTGGCCTGATTGACGCGGTTCACATAGTCAATCTTCGCTTCGCCCGCGCGTGCCACTTCGCGCTCACCCCAGCGGGTGAACACTTGGTAATGGTAGCTTTGGCGTTGCGGGAAATTGACGTTGGCACCGCTCACACCGTTGTTGTTGTAGTCGCCGTAGCTGGAGACTTCGCCGGTAGGCTCTACCAGCATGAACATGGCGGTTTCGGTCGTCCAGTCGCCTTTTTTCACTTCGCCGAAGATTTCGGCGGCCTTCATCGGCTGAAGGGCGACTTCAATTAGCTTTGGATCGACATAGGTCAGCATCCATGCGGGAATGCCGCTATTGCCGGCGGTGGTCAGTGCGGGCTGAGCGTCCATCGCCAAAACAGCCTGCACCTGTTCGTTCATCAGCTTTTTGCCGCCGCCCATAAACACGATGCCGGCATCGCGTTCGAGTTGTTGCAAGGTATTCATTAAAACTTCCTTATGGTTGAAAACCAGCCCTTCAGGGCAGTAGGATTTGGGTTTATTTTGGAGGGGGCGTAACCCCTTCCAAATCAGGGCTGTGCTTTAGATACAACCCTGTGTGTTGAAACAATCGTTACTCCCATGTGGTGATTTTGGCCAGTTCGCCCGCTGCGGCTTTGGAAGCCACTTTGAAGCGGGTCAGGGTGTGGCCGGTTTCAGTGGCTGCGGCAGATGATTTCAATGTGCCGTCGGTGTCTTTGGCAAACACATTCTGGCCGATTTCGGCACCGGCGGGGAAATGCGCCCAAAAATCGCCCGCTACCGCCAACGTAATGATTTGTCCGGGCAGGATTTGGTTACCGTGTTCCGCCAGATAGGCGGTGATGCTGGCCTGCTGTTCGCGGTGGACAAAGCCGATGCGTGCGCCGGCGGTTTTTTTGTTGGACACTTTGCCCTCAGCATCCGCCCAGGCAAACACGCCGACGGTTACGCCGTCCGTGCCGCTGACGAGTGCGCCTTCACCCGCCAGCATGGAAGCGTTCGGGTTGTGGGCAGCAAAATCCCCCGCAACGGCGGGGGCTTGGTAAGGTTGGACTGCTTTTTGGAATGACATGGTTTAAGCCTTTCTGATTCGTGATAAACCGGGGAACTGTTCGGCGGTTTTGGCCGCATCTTGCGCCATCAGCTGTTTGGGTTTGCCCAACATGCCGACCATGGCTCGGTAGGCGGAATGATGCACGCCGGTTACGTCAATGCCGCTCTGTTCGAGCGCGAACTTGTACACATCCGCCGCGTTATCCATCGCCACATCGCCGACAATGTGCGCCACTTCGCGTTGTGCCGTTGCCAAGGCTTGCGAACGTTTCCGCTCGGCTTCTACGGCGCGTTTAATGGCTGCATCCATCGCCATTTTGGAAATGGCGGCATCTTGTGCGGGTTTGGGTGCGCCGCCTTCGGGTTCTTCCGGCTCTTCGTCTTCGGCGGGTTCTTCCGGCTCGGCGGGGGCGGGGTTATTTTCGCCGTCCTCCGGTTCGTCTTCATCCGTGCCGACATTCTCGACGTTTTCGGGCGGCAAATCTTCGCCGTCATCTTCCGCCGTCTGCACTTCGTTGGTGAGCGAGCCGATGACCTGCAACAGTTCATCGGGGCTCAATTCGGCATCCTGCGCCAACAGGGGCTGCACGGCTGCCTGAATACGCGCTTTCGCGCCAGCTTTCAGTTTCATTAAATTTTCCTTTTCAGTTGTAAACCCGCCATTCTGAGCGGTAGAATCGGGATTCTTTCGGGAGGGCATCCCTGCCGAATCAGGGCAACACGCAGGCCGGGCTTTGTGTGCAGCCCTGTGTGTTGAAACGTGAAATGGGTCTGCATCGCTTACTACAACATCACGCCCCGCCCGACCCACGTCGACAAGGGCTACATGGTTTCCGACAATATCGCGCATCACGCCATCGTAATGCCTGCCTTCAAATTCGCCTGCGGTCATATCGGCGGTGTAGTGGTACGCACTGGATAGCTCCACCTGCTCGCCGCTCTCAATGCCGGCAATCGCCTCCGCATCCCACACGGCCAGCGAACATTTCAGGTAGCCGTTTTCAAAAACGGTATCGCTGCCGGTCGTGCCGGCAATCACTTCTTTCTGCGGCTCGTCTGCGGAAACGGGGATGTGTTTGCTCAACAAAGGCAGGTTGTTGAACGTCGGCGCGGCCTTTTTTAACTCTTCGGGGTCTCGCAGCAGGTAGTAAACCTTTTTCGGCTCAAGCCCCAGTTGTTGGTAATTGGGGATTTCGCTGCCGTAGTAGGGATTTACCGTTGCCTTGCTGATGTTGGAGCTTTCAACGTGCAGCCTGCCGTCTTGGTCGTAGGAGCGCAGGGAGCGGTCTTGGGCGATGGAGAGGCGGTCTTTTGCAGTTGTTTCAGGTCTTGAAGCAACTGATGTTTCGGCTTGCTTGCCTATATGTTCTAAATATTCAATCACCTCAGGCGTCATCTCTCCGCGCAAAAGTGCAACCATAATTGCGGCTCTCCGCTCCGACTGCACCTCTCTTTCCGCTTTAGCCTCTGCTTCTGCCTTTTGCTTGGCCAACGTTTTCTCACTTAACGGCTGCGCCTCTCCGACAGTTTCAATATTGCGGCCAAGCTCTCGGGACATTGCCTGTTCAAGGCCTTTCCTCACCCCGACGATATGACCGTTCTTCACCGTAACATCGTTCCTGTCAATGGAACTATTCTCCGGCATTCCCTCCACCCAATAGCCGCCGAAAATAGATTTTTCAGCTTTTATCGGCTCTTTGATTTGGATATGGGTTTCTTTCAGCTTGACCTTTGCTGGCGGCTTCTTCTCGGATTTCGGCTTAGCTACCGCCGCCAAATGCTCTTTACTCGGCGTTTTCGCCCCGACAAAGCTTTTCCGTACTTCGTTGATTTTCTCGCCGTTAAACTTCCCACCCATCCCGGCTTCAATCCGGCCTGATTCGTCGATTTTGACGGGCGAACCTTTGTTTTCCGCGCCGTTCGGTTTAACGGTAATCCAGCTGCTGTCCATCGCCAACAATCGGCTGGCTTTGCTCAAAATGGCTCTCTGTTGCGTATTCATGAGTTGAATCCTTTAATCACGGCGCGGCTGGTGCATCTGCAATTTGGCTCGGTTCCGGGCTGTACCCATTTGCCGTCCAGATACATGCCTTTGTTCACGTCAAACCGTTTGCCGTTGGCGGCAACATGGCTCGGGCGTGGCTCTTTGCCTGCGTGGGAGTGCATCCATATAGCTTCCGTGATGCCCAATTCCTGCCGCCGTGCCTTTTCAATGGCCGCTTTTGCTTTATTGGTTTGGTCTCGCGCGATAAAGGCGGCGCGGCGTTCGCTGATGCCGTAGTCCTTGCGCAGTTCGCGGGTCAGTTGCGCCATGTCGTAGCCTGCATTCACGCTGCGCCATACGCTTTCTTCCACGCAGTTCAAGTATTGCTGGCCGATGGAGCGGATAAGCGATACGTTGCCGCCCAATACGGCCTGCAAGGCGGTTTGCTGTTGCGCTGTGGCACGGAAACGGACGGTAAAGCCTGCCTCCCGCAAGGCCGTCTGAAAGGCTCTCTCTGTGTGGTTTGCGCTTTGATTGGCGAATATCTCGGCGATTTGCGGGGCAAGTTTGTCCAGCCGTGCCAGCCAATAACGCAACAGGGCGGACAAAGCAGCCTGCAAGCCGTCCGTCAGGCCGTCTTGGGCAATGCCTTTCGGGTAGTGCCGTTTGAGCAAGCCCTGCACGTCGGCACGCATTTCACGCAACAGTTTTTTCAGGCTTTTTCGGTAGGCAGCCTCTACGCCAAGGTTGGGCTGTATCGGCTTCAGGATGATGTCTTTATCGGACGGGGCGGATAACTTCATGGCTTGCTTTCGGCTGATGGGTGGCATACAATAAAGACATACCCTTAATTTGAAGGCTGGGTTAAATGCTTGGTATCCAAGCTATCCCAGATGTACCGGATTAAGGGTTTTTTCATTCGTCCTTGATAATGAAATGGTCATAATGTTCATGGCCTGAATGCTTCTTCAAGGTAACAATCCCAATATTCAAACTCTCTCCATCCAAATCTACTACTGCCTTATATTTCTGTGCCGAAATAATGTGTGCACGTCCTTTGTAATCAGGCACGGCTTCACCATCTTTCTTGGCATGAATGAGCAGTTCGTCCAGCTTCGCCATGATGGTTAATTCGGCGGCATTCGCGCCAGCTGTGGCATGTTTAATGCCCTGCCAGGTAACCTGTATCTCATGGCCGCTATCCTGATTGGTGTAGCTCTTGCTGACAAAGTTGTCCCGTGCATACTGCATAGCGGCCTTGCGCAGGTCTTTTGTCTGCTCAAACGTGCCTAGCTCGTTTCCCTTAACAGCAATAGAGGGTTGTTTGGTCGAATGAGCCCCTTCAGGTAGCCTATTACCGCCTCCCTCCCCAAACTGCCCATTCTCCGCACGCGGATGTTTGCTTTCGTCCCATTCGGCATCTTGGGCAGGTTCAGGCTTTGGGTCGGCAGGGTCTCCGCCTTCTTCCCCTTCGCCGTCATTCAAGCCGTCTGAAAAGCCGTCATCGGGCATTTCAGGCACATCTTCCACGTCGATGCCGTTGTAGCCGCTGTCCGGCTCGCTCGCCAGCCGCCCGCGTACTTCCTCTGCCGATACAACGCCTGCCTGAATGTAGGCCACATCGCGGTCGGTGTCGGATTTACGGATGGTGGAAAGCTCGGTTCCGCTCATCTGCTGCAATGGCACGAAGTCGAACGTGATGTTGTCGTTTACTTTCCCGAACAGGTGCAGTTGCACCAGTTTGAGCAGCTTGTCCAGCGGGTCGCGCAGCAGGTTTTCCTGCATGGCGCGGATGTGGTCGTAGTAAACGGCAATCTCGCCCTCCGTGCTGGCATTCAGGCCGCTTGGCGTGATACCGAGCAGCTTCACCAGCGGCGTATGGCTGGGCGCGGCCATTTGCTCTTGAGATTGGGCAAGCAGCGCATCCAAGCCGGACAGCGGAGTGTTGAACTGGAAGAACTCTTCTTCGTCTTTGCTTAACAGCATCAGGCCGCGATTGTCGCGCAAACGGTTGTACAGTTCGGCGCGCAGCATGATGTTGGTGTCGCCGTCGTCGCTGCCGCTCAGTATCGCGCTCATGTCGGTTTTGATGCCGGACAAGGAGAAGCTGTGCAGCAGGTCGCTGACGGAATCCACGGTACGCAGCCAGCGTTCCACATAGGGCATCATGAGCTGGGTCATGCTCACGCCGCCGAAGTTGTAGGCGGGCTTGAGCATGTCCGGCACAGGGCGGGAAATCAGGGTAAACAGTCGGCTGGCGTGGATTTCCTGCGCCATCACATACCATGCCTTCGGTTTGTAGAAGTCGGGCAGGGTAGGGTCGATGGCGTTGTATGGCGCGGGGGTCGTCCACATCGGCTCGATGTTCACCAAGGCTTTCAGGCTGCCTTTGGCAATGGTTTTCTCGGTCAAGAGCAGTGGATTGGCCAATTTGCCGTCGTGGTCTTTGATTTGCACCAGTATCTGACCGCGTCCGAACAGGCCGTCTGTTTCGATGGCCTTGCGGAACACACCCCGCACGTTCAGCCGCTCGTAGCATTCCTCAATCTGTTTAATGGCCTCGCTGTTGTCTTCTTCGCCCACGGATTTGATTTCTATCCATTGGCGGGTCATTTCGTTGGCGGTGGTCTCGCTCACGCTGCGGTATTCGGAAATCTGCGCCAACTCGGCCAAGCGCGGATAGCCGATAAAGCCGGTGCCGAAAAAGCAATCAGCCCCGAAGTTTCCTAAGGGGCTGTTGTCCATCGCTAGGCCATTTGGCTTCACGCCGTCCGGCAGGCTGGGGAAATCCAAGCTGTATGATGCAGGCTGCTTTTCAGGTAGCCTTTGCAACGCACGGCGCATGGCCTTGGTGTTCGGCTTGCTCTTTTTCTTACTCATAGTCCGCTCAATATCTTGGGGTTGATGTTCAGCCCGCCCTGCACGGGGGCAAAAGCCATGACCAACGCATCCGCCCGGTTTGGGCTGGGGATACCGCGCTTTTTCATGTCTTTCTTACTCTCCACTTTCACGCGCCCGTTTTGGTCGTAATCCACTTGCGGACGGCTCAATTCGGCAGTCAGGTATTCCAATTCGTGCAGGCTGCTTGAAAGGCTGATAAGTTGGTCTTCGGGATAACTGTCCCCGTGATGGACGGCACGCCACGTTTTATAGAAGCGGTCGCGCACCATCCACCACGCCTGCGCCTTGATGTTGGCGAACATGTCGCGGTTTTTCTTGTCGTCGGTGTATTTGGCATCAGGCTTGTACACCGCACCGCCGGCATTGAAGCCTAGCGTCTGCACCTTGCCGTTCTTGCACCGGAACTGCGCCTTTACCCCGGCCCCCACGCCGATGTTGTCGTACACAATGCGGTCAATATTCTGCTCTTGGGCGTACAGGTAAACCTTATCAGCGGAGTAAATCACATCCTGCCCGCGCCATTGCTGCATATCGGTTACGACCGAGCCGTGCCGCAATACGGTAGCGTTGGCATCATCGCCTTCATCAGCCACGTCAAAACCGAGGATGTGCCGGCCTGCGGCTGAGAAGCCCAGTTTTTCATGCGCATCAATGGCGGCTTCAATCCAGCTTGGCTTGATAATCGCCAGTTCGCTGTCGGCCACCGGCTCGCCCAGCCAGATGTGGCGGTAGAGGTCATAGTCGCGCGCTTTACATGATTCGGCCTCTAATCGCAGAACTTCAGGCAAATAGATGTTGTCCGTGTAATTCACCACAATATCAACCATATCATCAGGCGGGTTTACTACAAACCGCTGATAGGTAGGGTCTAGGATATTCTTCGGATTCCATGTAAGCCAAATCTCCGACCCTTCTTTGCGAATAGTCGGAATTAGGATATTCCAGCTTTCATCGGAAACGTTCTCCGCTTCCTCAACCCAGCATATATCAACAGCTTCGATAGATTTGATTTTGGTCGGGTTATTCTTAATCCCGTAAAACAGAAATTCCGACCCAGTCAATAGATGGATAATGCGGTTACGTTGTACTTCAAATTCTTGTGTATATTTGGCACGATCTATTGTGTCAGACAGCAAAGAGATTACGGAATCACCGATACTGTTCTGAAGCTCACGGGCGCACATGATACGAAATCGACCTTTGCAGGCAAGCTCAATCAAAACAGTAGCAACCGCCCACGATTTCATACCACCACGTCCGCCGCGCAAACTCTTGTATCGGTGCTTTTGGATTAGTGGTCTGAATTTAGGGTGTAGCTTATTCTTCATCGCTCAAGAACAAATCGGAAAGTTTCACATCAGCATGAACTGAAATACTTCCAGAAACTTCATTATCAACCTTATCGCGCCATTTTGAACGCTGTCGGTTTTTAAGCCAGAAAATAGCAGCAGGCGTATCTGGCGGGTAATACTTAGTTAATGGCGTTTCGATAATCTCACCCTCTACTACGCGAATATCAACATCAGGGGCTTCGTACCCCATGGCGCGGCGATACAACCGTTCAGCGATATTCGCATCTGCAAGAATCTTCCCTTTTTTTATGGACTCGCAAAATTCAGGGAAATCATTTTTCCAGCGGTTTATCGTGGCTACATTAACATCGAAAAAATTAGCTATTTCTTCGTCTGTTGCGCCAAGCAAGCATAATTTATAAGTTTGTTCAGCATATTCATGCTTGTATTTTGTCGGACGCCCGATGGGGCGTTTCGCTTTTGCCATATCGAGCTATCCTAAATTAAAGGCCGCCTGAAGGCAGCCACAAAAAAGGAGAAAATTGCCAATTCGCAACTTTCTCCGAAATATAGCACTTTTATACCAAAAGTGTTTCATGCTGTCAAGTGCAAAACAAAAGCAGCCCGAAGGCTGCTTGAGAATACAAGAAAGGGAGGGCTAAGTTAGTAAATCTGGAGAGCCCCCAAGTCTGCGGATACTAGAAGTATCAATCAATGATTGCATTTGTCTTCGAGCTAAATCATTTAATATAACAAGGCGCTCTGCGGCGGACACCCCTTGTTCTATAAGCAGCGCATTTTGGCTTTCCAAGCTAGTCATCACGACAAGCTGTTCTATACTGGCATAGTCTCGGATGTTGCCTTTCTTGTCTGGGTTCTCAATCCTCCACTGTTTCGCAGTACAGCCAAATAGCGCCTGATTTAAGATATCCGCTTCAGAAGCATAGATAAATCCTTCTTGCGCTTTGGTAATTTTTTCTGGAATTAAATTGTTCTTGACCGCGTCAGTATGCACCTTATACTGAGCTTTTGTCAGAGTCCTCCTAATATTCCACTCCAAATTGTTTTGATTAAATTCTTGTTCTTTTAAACGCTGGAACTCACGGATTAAGTAGAGCTTGAACTCCGGGCTCAGCCATGAACCGAACTCAAACGCAATATCCTTATGGGCAAAGGTGCCGCCATACCTGCCTGTTTTCGCTATTAAACCAATACCCTTAGTCCGCTCAATCCATTTTTTTGCAGACATAATAAAGCGGTTTAAACCTGCCTCAGTTTTAATTTGGTGGAATTCCACCAAATTAAAATTTGGGTTATTGATGGTTTCCCAAACACCAAGAAAATCAACGGTATTCTTGTTTTGGAGCCAGTTCTTTATCAGTTGGTCGCCATCGCCAAAGTTTCTGGTCATATCAGTTAAGCTGATGTAGTCATCATCATGGATAGTGGCAATTTTAATTTCAGCGCCCTGAACATTAATAACATCATTACCCATACTTATTCCTTTTTAGTAATCGCAATCTTCTCATTTAACGCGAACAACATAGAGACCATGGTTTCAATAGTCAAGTTTTCGCTGCCACTCATAATTCTTGAAATCAGAGAGCTGCTACTCCCTGTCAGTTTAGCCAGTTCGCTATGCGAGATATTCTTATCATCAAGAATATTATTCAGCATGATGGCGAAATCTACTTTCGCCTCTTCCTGAGCTGCTATTAATTCATAATTCTCTATTTTATTCATGGTATTGTCGAGTCATAACAGTTTCAACACACAGCCGCCATACAGACGGCTGGGTTGAAATCATACCACCGGCGCCAATCAGCGACTAACCTGATGCCTCAAGCAGGGAATCTGATCGTCGATAAAGTTCATCTTGCTGTAAGTGATGCGGTGGCGGTAGATTTTCCCGTTGTGCACCGTTACATCAAAGCGCCCCTCGTCGTTCAAATCAAACGGCAGATTGGCCTGATGGCGGAACAATTTCGGCACGGTCTCCAGCTCCACTTCGTTAACCAACGGGCGGCCTTGCAAAACCAACGAATGCACATAAGCCACCGCAGCAGGCAACAATGGTGCGGCGATTTGGTCGATATGCGCCACGCCGAAGCGTTGATGCACCATGCGGTAGACAGCAGAATAATCAACCCCGCAGCGGGCTACCAGCAGCTTAACCGCTTCCACCAAGCCGCGCCGCTCGTCTATCGTGGTTTGGGTTTCGAGCTTGGGGCTGCCTGAAAGAATCTGCTCAATCTGTTCGTCACACCATACGGCAAATTTAGGGTCGAGCCAGCGGGCGAAATCAACCGCCAGCTTCGGATGCAGCCATGTGCCTTGCAAAGTTTTATTATTTCCGCCTTTTTTAATAATAACTAATTGATTTTCTGCCGTTACGCGATTTCTCGTTTCGGCATTCTTATGTTGTAACTCTCTTTTTTGCTGCTTGCTAACTGATTGATTTTCTTCCGTTACTCTTTTTTGGGTAACGCTTAATTTTTCAGCAAGTGCGGCGATATATTCTTGGGTTCGGTCATTGCGTAGATAATCGCCTACACGTTTGCCAAAGTTTGTAGCCACAACGGTTGCGTTCAGATAGCCGTTGTCTTGGAAAGAGACGGGGGAGTTGCCGAAAGAGACGGTTTTGATGCTATTCATGAGATTTACTCCTGTTTGAGATTTGAAACCCTGTTCAAGGGGTGGCGGGGTGTTGAACACATGTAAACAGACATGCCGCCAGCCTTGCGGACTGGCGCACCCCGCCGTAGGAGTAAACTTTGTGATGGGTTCAAGGAGAGAGCAATGAAACCGATAGACACAAAAAATCCACTCTGTCGGGGCGGAAGCCGCTGTTTCAGGTGTGTTCAGCACCTAGGCGGCATCATAAACAAAATCACAGCATCACGCAAGATATTTTTTAACTAGCAATCTATTATTTGCAAATATATTACTTGCAATATATAATTTGCACATCTTTCAAAAGGAGAACAGCGATGTCAAAAACTCAATCAGCAACAGGCCGTGCTATTGGCGGGAAAGCCAGGGCAGCGAAAATGACACCGGAACAACGCAAGGAGCAGGCGGCTAAAATGGTAGCCGCTAGGCAGGCTAAGGCAGCAATGCCGAAAGTGATTCACAAGAAATTGCCTTTAATATTAGGAGATGTTCAGATTCCATGTGCCGTTATTCAATATCCAAATGGCGAAGTAAAGCGCGTTTTGACTGAAAACGGTATCCTGACAGCTATCTACGGCAAAGCCGGGATGGCATCTGGCGCTTCAAAAAGAGGCCGCGAAAAAGCGTTGAACGACGGCGTGGCCCCTATGCCGTTATTTCTATCTCCAGAACGACTTAGACCTTTGATTTTAGAAGATGAAACGTTATCGGCCCTACTGCTGAAAATAGAGTACATGGACGATAAGGAAATAGTAAGTGGATATGATGCCTCTATTCTGCCATCTGTCTGTGAGATATGGCTTAAAGCTAGGGATATGGGAATTTTGCAAAGCCAACAGTTAGGTCGAGCGCAAAAAGCTGAATTGTTAATGCGAGCATTGGCTCATATCGGCATTATTGCTCTTGTTGATGAGGCAACTGGCTATCAAGACGTACGAGCCAAAGATGCCCTTGCCAAAATCCTTGAGGCTTTCGTTGCGAAAGAACTGCAACCTTGGGTTAAAACATTCCCTTTGGAATATTATAAAGAGCTTTGCCGGTTGTATAACGTTCCTTTCCCTCCGCTTAAAAACAACCAATTCCCGCAGTTCTTCGGGCATATTACCAACAACGCTGTATATGCCCGTCTTGCTCCAGAGCTACTGCCTGAGTTGAAAAAAGCGGCCAGCAAACAAGAGAAAAAAGCCAAACTACATCAACTCTTAACACAAGATGTCGGGCATCCGAAACTGAAGGAACACCTAGCTTCCGTCGTTACGTTATTGAAGTTGGCTAAAGATAAGGATGACTTCAACCGTATGCTAGATATTGTCCATCCCAAACTAAATAACACCATACCGCTTAATTTAGGCGAGTAAAAGCAGCCATCTACTCCATGAAAAAGCCCCCTGAGAATGCAAGGGGCTAATTTATTTCAACGAGATAATGCTGCGTTTAAATTATTTGTAAATTCCTCTGGAGATAGAGCCTGAACTTTATCCAACGCACTGTTTAAAAAGGCATCTGTTATTTCTGTGTTATTCTCAGAGAAGTATGTTATGTTATTCATTACTTTAACACTAAGAATAAGCACAAGATAATCTTCATTAGCACCGCCATTCCTTAAAAATCTATTAAAATCATCTCTTTTTCTGTCTAATAAATATTTATAGGTAATCCAGTTATCTTTTCCCTGGTTTTCTAAATTAGTCTTTATATCATTTGCAATTAGTGCATGGATTACCATAATTTCCTGCGCAGATAACTTTAACCTATCCAAGTCTCTAGGAGACATAAAGGTTGAGTTCTCTGGCGCTGTTAGCGAAATCAGCGGAAGAATTGCACCATGTGATTTCCTGCTATCATCTAATCCAGTTAGATCTGGAGTAAAACTTCCCCCTGTTTTAGGGAAAGATGAGAATAGAAGTCTGTACTTCCCTGGATTCAGCTCATGAACGCAAATATTTTTTGCATATCTCACAGCATTGCTCTCCGAGCTCCCCAGCTTTAACTGCTCATTTACTAGAGCGTCAAGTGTTCTATATGAATCCACACCAAGAGGGAAAGGCGTACCCTCGGATATGCTTTGCATTGTATTCACCGCCCCTCTAAGAATATTTGATGAAGCCTCAATAGAAGATAACCTCCCTTCCATTTCAGCCTTTCTGGTTTGATATACATAAGGCAGAAACCAATCTGCAATAGTGGCACATTCAGATTGAATTAAACTGTTTGTCCCTGAAATAGTATTTCTTCTCATAGAAGAGACCGTTGAGCTCATCAGCCCTGAATCCCCATACATAGCAAATTTCGGGTTTGGGTAAATATCTATATTTAACTTACGCGAGCCATACCCATCAGCAAACAACGGTGTTATTGCCGCACATAAGAAGATAGCCAATAATGCTTTTTTCATCTTTCGTCTCCTAAAATAAACTATCTACTTGTTTACGCTCATCATCACTCATCGGCTTATACTCCTCGGTCTTGCCTGAATCATTACGCTGCCGAACCGGCGGAGGAGTGGCCTCATGTGTTTTCGTTGGTGCTTCGCGTTGCTGTTGTTGTGGCGCATTGCTATTTGGTGTGCTGTTCTCGGAAAGTGCGGACAGGATGCCAATTAGAATCAAAATAATGATTCCCCAGCCGATTATTTTGCCTATTGTTGCCAAGCAGCCTCTTCTTTTTGGTGGAGGCTCTGTCGTCTCGATCTGTGAAAAATCCAGCCTGCCTTCACTCATCACCTCTTCCCGTAATTGCCAGTATTCTGCTTCGGTTAGCTGGCCTTTACTGTACATCCGTTCTATCTTTTCCAGTTGGTTGATTTTGCTCGCACGTCCCATTTTTCGGCTCTTCTGCGATTGGCTTGAGGCTAATTTTGCCCGATAAGACAGCCCTGTCCCTTTGATGCCGATATTGGAGTAAACACCTTTCTTGCTGATATTCAGGTTGGCGCCACGCTTCCCGATGGTAAAGCTGGTAATGCCACGCTTCCCAATATTTACACGAAAGCCGGGCGCAATCTTGAACGATTTTCTAAAGCGAAACCCCATTTGAGAGAAGGCTGTGTGAAGTGTAATAGCGGGCAATTATACATATTTTTACACAGCCTAGCCGCACAAACACAAACTACCCAATAATCCCCGCCTGCCTAAACTCTGGTTCCAGTTTGCAAATGGCGCTGTTGAGCAGCCTGGCAACGATTTCCCCAATCTGTTTCTTTTTCCGCCACAACGTTACGCGACCAATATCAAATCTGTCTTGTATCTGCGTTTGCTTAGGGCTACCTGAAAAAATATGAGCCAGCAGGGCATCACATAGCAACAAAGGGATGCCTTGCTGCTGATCCAGAATGTAGCTGCTCAAATCCACGATACGGCTCAAATTGCTGCCGTATTGGGCTTCTACGGCGCAAAGCTCCAAATGGTTCAGCAACCGTTCCACCCGAGCCCGTATCATCGCACTATTGGCGTGCCAGTCATGTTGTGTCATTCCTTGTCCGCCGCCACGGCTCACGCCCTTATCCTCCACCCAGTGGCAAATTTGCGCGGTGTTGTTCAATGGCTCAATCCGCATACAAGATAAGCGGTAGGCGTGGCTCAATGCTGCTTCGACTGACTGGTACATGCTATTTCCTGTTCATCTGTTTGGATAGTAGTTTTTTGATACGACGGCGTCTCATTACTCGATACCAGCGGCTCGCTCGGATTTTCTCTTTGCGCTGCCGCTGGGCTTCACGGCGGGCTACTTCATCGAAGGTCGGGTCTCTGTAGGTTTGTGCCATTCAAAACTCCCAAATAATGCCGAATTCCTGCGCTGCCCATGCTTGGATATGGTTTTGGTAGTCGGTCATCTCGCCGGTATTGAGGGTGGTGGTCGATATACCGATTTGCGATCCGTCCGGCAGTTCTTCGCAGCCGATAAACTGGCGTTTGCAGTATTCGTGCCACGCATCCTGACTGAACCGTTTGCCGGATACCCATGCCTGCTCTGCCAATGTTTGATAAATCTTCCACAGGCGGCGGTTTTGCTCGGTGCTGCGTTTAGACTTGTGCGGTCGGATAGTGATTTCCAAGTCTGGGTTTTCTTGCAGCCAGCCTTGCAGGTTGTTCCAGATGGTGGTCATCAGCGGGCGCATATTTTGGAGTTGCAGGCGGTAGGTTACGGATTGCATTTTTCAATCTCCCTTGCTTTTTTCCGATACATTGCCGCCAGTTCGCGCAAGTCCTGCTTGCTGTAGTGCCGCTCCGACTGGTCGGCCTCGATGCGTTCCACTTCAGCCAGCCCAATGCGTTCAATCAAGCCTTGGCGATATGCCACCACGTTGCCGGATAGGTGGCAATTACAGTGTTTGCATTGTCCGTGCACGTTGCTCTCGTCAAAGCGCAGATGGGGCGAACTGCCCACACTGCGGTAATGCCCAGCGTCATAGCTGTTCGATTCGCCGCCCAATGGTTTTCCGCAACTGATACAAGGCTTACCCCTATCCCGTAGCCTGATGTAGCGATTAAACGCCGCCTGCGCCTTCTTGGTCAGTTCCGGTATCGTTTCCAGCTTGTTCCGTAGAGCCTTAGTCTTTGCCCGCTCCTTGCGCTTGGCTTCACGCTCCGACTTGATGGCCGCCTTGCGTTTCTGCTCGCGCTGATACTCAATCCCGCAAGCAGGAGAGCAGACAAACTGCAACGGCCTCTGCTTTTCAAACACCGTGCCGCATACTTTGCATTTACGCTTGGCCATTTCCTACCTCACAGCACAGCCGGTCTTGGATAAATTCGACGATTTCGTCTTGCACGCTTTGATACCCGTAGCAGCCATATACAGGCAGTCGGTAATACAGCTTTCCTTTGCGGTTGATGACTGATATCAGATGGCCTTTTTCACGCTTGATGTGCCAGGTAAATTCCCCGTAGCTGTTCACGGTGCGTAGGTTGTTGAAGCGCGGATGTGCCTTGGTTTTGCGTTGCGGCAACCCTGCTGCACAGACGGCGGCCATTGCCAGCAGCTTTTTGGTTAATTCTTGTTGGGTTATGGTGTTCATTTCACTTTCTCCAAAATCTCTTCACGGGTCGGTGCGCCAGACAGCGCGGTCAGTTGGTGCAGCATCGTTTCTTGCAGTTTGCGGCTTGGCCGACAGCGGCGGACTTGTTCGGCACAGCACACCGGACAACGGAAATTCAGCACAGAGCCGGTTGGCGGGCAGCATGGGCAGGTATTAGACGTTAAACGGGTCATCTTCCACCTCCTGCTCAACCTGTGCTGGGGCTTCCCACGGATCGGGCTGATCCACAAACCGCTGATATCGTCCTTGCCAACCCACAATGACTGATCCGCGCTCGCCGTCTCGATTCTTAGCCAAAATAAGTTCAGCCTCGTTTTGGTTCACGCTTGCATCGTAGTAGCCGGGACGATAAGGGAAGATGATGATGTTGGCGTTTTGTTCGATACCGCCTGATTCCCGCAGGTCGGACATTTGCGGGCGTTTGTCAGGCCGTCCGTTTACCGCACGGGACAACTGCGCCACCAGCAGCACATGAATATCCAACTCCATAGCCAGCCGTTTCAGGCGGGCGGTGATCTCGTCCAGTTCCTGCACCGTGTTTTTGTTCGGGCGCGGCATCAAGTGCAAGTGATCCACCACCAACAAATCCAAGCCTTGCTTACGCTTCATCGCGCGGCATCTGGCTGCCAACCGTTCCACGCCCACCATTTCCGTGTCGATCAGGAAAGACCAGCTCGCAGATAAATTGACGTAGTCGTTGTAGCGATCCCATTCCTCACGGTTCATCACCGCCGTGCGCAAATGGCCGTAGTCAATCCCAAACTGGGCAGATGCCCCGCGATCAGTCAGGTCGGTAGAGTTCATCTCGTAGCTTTGGAAACGTACCTTGAGACCATTACGGGCACAGCAGCGGGCAATGTTTTCCGCCAGTACGGACTTGCCCATACTTGGCCGCCCGCCGATCACAGTCAGATCGCCACGGCGCAGGCCGTTGGTGTATTCGTTGAGTTTCGGCAGACCGGTATCAAACCCGATCAAGCCGCGCCGCCCGCTGTCGAACAGTTCCTGTTTGTAGCGGATGCCCTCACGCAAAGCCTCGATGTAGGTTCTCTCTTCGTTGATCTGTGCCGCCTGGTTTGCGATCTCCGTCAGCAGCGATACAGCTTCAGCCTGCCGGTCAGATACGCTGCGCCCTTCGCGCTCGATGGCCAAATCCCGGATCTTCCCCGATGCCAGCAGCATCTGCCTTTCGGCGTAACGATCCAGCACGATCTGCACATGGCGTTTGATGGCGTGGGCGGATGCAGTGTTGTTGTATAGGTCGATGAAGTACCCCATATCCATTGACTGATCACCTTCCCGCTGGCGTAGGAAGTCATCCAAGGTCACCACGTCCACCCCGATATTCGCGGCACGCATATCGCAGATCGCCTGCCACACCACCTGATGGCCGATATGGAAAAACATTTCAGGCCGCAGCTGTGAGCATTCGTCAAACGCCGCATTGTTTACCAACACCCCGCCGATCACCATTTGCTCAGCTTCGATGCTGGAAGGCACTTGCAATACACCAACGTCTTCAATCAAATCAGGCTGCATGTTTCATCTCCTCACGCTTGGCCGGCCGCCACTCCAAAATTTTCACGAAATTAGACTGCTTCACGATCCAGTCGAAATCAGCCGTCCACTCAATCCCGCTGCCGCCACACCAGCGTTCGTTCAGCAGCACCTTGCGGAAAAACTTACGCCACCAAACCAAGCCGCTTTCACGATCCGAATAACGCACTTCGCCGGTTAGGGTTTTTGAGTTCAGGAATTGCAACCAACGAGCATTTACCGCCTTGATCCTGCTGTCCGTGATTTTCTGCACCGCCGGCAGGATGCCGGCCGTTTCCTCGTTGTAGATCGCCACCAGCTCGCTTACTGGGGCTTCATAGCGGCGGCGTGGTTTGGCAGTAGTCCGTTTCTGAGCATCACCGATCACACCAGCCAAGCCGTCAGGATTGGCAGACGCGACAGCGTCCATTTTGTCAGCAGAGTTTGGGGGTAAGGGGGTAGGTTCTATGACTGGTTCAAAAGAGTGACTGGTTATGGGTGAACCAGATTCACTACCCCCTAGTGCAGCAGATTCACTAGGTGGTGCATTTCGTTCACTAGGTGGTGCAGATAATTCACTACCCCCTAGTGCATCAGATTCACCACCTTTTTTCAGGGTTAGATAAAACACATTAGACTGGTTCTCTTTGCCGTTTTTGCGGCGCTTGATCTTCAGGTAGCCCGCCTTTTCCAACGCCTGAATATGCCCCATCACTGCACGACGGCTGATCTCACATTGATCAGCGATATGCTGGTAACTAGGGAAGCATTCCCCTTTGTCGTTGGCGTTGTCTGCTAGCTTCAATAACACCAGCTTGCGTAGCGGATTGCCTACTTTCAACGACATGGCATAAGCCATCAGTTGCATACTCATAGCACCCCCTCCCGGCGCAAAGCCTCTTGTGATCGGCGCACCATTCGCGCCACTTGTTGCGGCGAACGGTTGGCAATTTCTGCGCGGAATAACTCATATAATTTGAACTTTTCATCTCGTTTGGTGGCGGCAACCAACCGCCGACCAATCCGCTCAATCCGCCGCTCCCGCAGCCAGTCAATAATCCGCTGCCTCATCTCCTGCCTCCTACTGCCGCACACATCTTGCGGCTGCAAAAATTGCACCATGACAACGGCAGCCCTAAGTCCAGCGATACCTTCAGCATCCGTGTCCAAAACCATTCAGACTTGCTTTGTGTCGTTTTATTTGCCATAATTAAGCCACCTTTATATTTCGTTAACATCCTTTGCCCGCATTCCCGTGCGGGCTTCTTTTTGCCCGTCTGTCCGGGCTGCCAAACGTCTTTCCGCTTTGTCTGCCGTGGTAAAATGGCTGTTCCCCAACAACCGACCACGAAAGGTAAAATCATGCATATTTCTTCTTACCAACAAGCCATCGAGATTACGAAAATTATTTTGCAATCTAGTCCAGAACGCTTGGTCAAATCAGGTCAAACTCCCAGTGTCGATAGAGCAAAGTCGCTTGCTGTTTTCATTAAAACGCTTGGGGACGAGCTTGATAAAATTGAAACTCATATGTGATTAACCAGCCGTAAAGCCGCCAATAGGCTGTCTGCAAGCTCGTATGGAGGAAGGGCAGACTGCTTGGCAGCTGTCAGTACGGCATCTTTAATCTCCGCCTTGTCCTCATCCGACAGGGCGGCCTGTTCTTTGACCTTCACGCGGATACCCACTTCAAGTTCCAGTTTTTCTTTCATCTTCTTTCCTTTCTCAAAAATATTTGCGCCCCTAATCATCACGCACCGCCCCTGCCAATAAATCCTGATTGGGCGTAACCTCTCCATACAGCTTTTCGCGGAGCAGTTGGCGAATCAGCGGGCTGAGCGATTCGTAGCCACGTTGTGCGGCCATCGTTTTCAAGTCAGCCTTGAGTTTCTCCGGTAGGTGGAGCTTGACCTCTTCAGTGCACTTTTCTCGTTTCATGGCCTAGCCCCAAAGATTTTCTTGTACTCTTTAGGGAATTTGGTTTTCAGGTAATTGTTTTGTGCCAACGGGATACCGTTCTTTTTCCATTGAGACACCGCCCCTTTGGAAATACCGCACAAGCCGGCCACTTTGGACGTGCCGCCTAGTAGTTCAATAAATTCGATATGTTTCATTTTCTTCTTTCATCTTAGAAAACTTGACTAAAGTATAGGTTACTAAACATATAAAAGTCAAGCACCCTAAACAATATTTCGTTTAGACTGCTAAACGATTTGATAGGATATTGAAATGAATACGCTTAAAGACAGATTAGAAGAGCTGATGGCTGAGCATGGTTTAACCACACAGCAGCAGCTTGCAGACTTTGCCGGAGTATCAAAAGGACTGGTTGGACAATGGTTTAATGGAAGCACCGGGTTAGGCGCGAAGCCGTTATTAGCCTTCGGAAAGAAAACCCGCTTCTCTACCCAATGGCTGGCAGATGGCACGGGCGAAAAATATCAGTCAGCCTCTCCCAGTAAACCGATAGAATCAAACGCGACCGCTTTCGCCGTGGTAGAAACATGGCAGGACGGCACGCCGCTCAACGATGCGGAATGTGAAGTGCCGTTCCTGAAAGAAGTAAGATTGGCCGCCGGTTCAGGTTCGTTTGAAGCAGCCGACTTCAACGGCTACAAGCTGCGCTTCCATGAATCCAGCCTGCGCCGCAAAGGCATCAACCCTAAAGACGTGGTATGCGTGTCTGCTGACGGCAACAGCATGGAGCCGGTATTCCCGGACGGCGCTACGCTTGGCGTGGACACCAGCCAAAAGCACATTAAGGACGGTAAGATTTACGCCATCAATCATGACGGCTGGCTACGCACCAAAATCCTTTACCGACTGCCCGGCAACAGAATTCGTATCCACAGCTACAATGAAGATGAGCACCCAGACGAAGAAGTAGATGCCGCCGATATTCAAGTAATAGGCCGCGTGTTTTGGTGGAGCGTGTTGGATT